GTGCGCCTGTCCGCCACTGGCGGGCGGCAAGTGAAGGCCGAGCTGGAAGGTGTCGGCGAAGCTGGATCGCGCGGCTTTGGCCGGCTATCGCGCGAGATGGAAGGTGCCAATACCCGGCTGGCCGCCTTTGCGCGGCGTGCGCGGGTGGCGATGGCCGCGGCAGCTGCAGCGATTGCGGCGGCGGCCACAGCGATGATCCGCTCGGGGCTGCAGACGGTGGATGCCCAGGCCAAGCTGGCCGCCTCGCTGGATACGACCGTTGAAAGCATTCAGGTGCTCGAGCGCGCAGGCGATTTGGCGGGCGTGTCGATGGGTCAGGTCGAACAGGCCGCCATGCAGTTGACACGACGGCTGAGCCAGGCCGCTGCTGGCACTGGCCCTGCTGCGGACGCGCTCGACCGTTTGCGATTGTCAGCAGCCGAGTTGCAGGCACTGCCGCTGGACCAGCGTATTGCGCTGATTCAGGACCGGCTTGCGAAGTTCGTACCAGAGGCCGAGCGCGCTGCGGTTGCCTCGCAACTCTTCGGGGATCGTGCGGGGCTGGTGTTCACACGCATCGACACCGCGACGCTGCGGCAAGCCACGCAGGACGTGCGCGATTTCGGCGTGGTGGTGTCTGATCAGGACGCTGCCCAGATCGAGCGCACCAACGATGCGATCTCGCGGTTGGGGTTGATCTGGCGCGGGCTCTCAAACCAGCTGGCGGTCGCCGCAGCACCTGCGCTGGAAGCCGTGGCCAATGCCATGGCCGCAGTCGCGCGCACCACGGGACCGCTCGGCATCGCCATTCGGACAGTTTTCGAGAACCTTGGCCGGCTGACAGCCTATGCCACAGGGATTGCTACCCTGATGGCGGGCCGGTTCGTTGCGGCCAAGATCGCGGCGGCGGTTTCAGTGCGCGGACTTGCCATGGCGCTGGTGATCCTGCGTGGCGCGCTGCTGCGTCTGCCACTCATCGGCCTCGTCGTCGCAGCAGGAGAACTGATCCACTGGTTTGGGCGGCTCGTGCGCGGTGCGGGTGGGTTTGGCAACGCGCTGTCACTGTTGGGCGATCTCGCGCGCGAGGTGTGGGAGCGCATGCAAATGGGTGCTGTCGCCATGGGGCTCGCGATCATGGCCAGCTGGGTTGAGATAAAGGCCGCCATCGCCGAGGCACTGCAGGCCTCACTGGAAGCCGTAGCCGGATTTGGCAATGCGGCGATCAATACGTTTCAGGGGGCATTTGAGGCGATCAAGGTACTCTGGGGCGCGCTGCCAGGTGCGATCGGCGATTTTGCGTTCCAGGCAGCGAATGCGCTGATTGCGGGCGTCGAGGCGATGCTGAATGGCGTTGGCCAGCGCATCAACGGACTTCTGGACGGGATTAATGCGGGCCTTGAGGCGCTGGGCATCGAGCGGCGCGTCTCGCTGATCGGCAATCTGGAACTGGGTCGGATCGACAACCCCTTTGCGGGGTCGGCGACTGAGGCCGGTGCCGAGGCACGGGCAGCGTTTCAGGCAGCGTTCGATTCCGAGCCGATCAAGATGCCAGACATCGGGCTCGGTGCTTATGCCGAGGAAGCACGCGGTCAGGCCGAGGCTCTACGCGCGACCATGGCGGGTGTAGTCGAGGCGGCGACCGCCCCGCTGGACTCCGTTGCCGCCCTGCGCGAGGCCGTCACTGCGTCAGGAATGGAGGCTGAAACTGCGCTCACAGGCGCGCGCACCGCCGCCGAGGGTCTGGAGGACTCATTGGACGCTACTGGCGAGGCCGCAGGGCGTGCGGGTGGCGCTGGTCGCGGTGCTGGTCAGGCATTGCGCGAGGCAGCGGACACCGCCCGCAATGCCTGGGAGGCCACAACTGAGGCCGTTCGTGCAGCGCAGGAACGCTCGCGCGAGATTGCACAAGGGCTGGCGCAGGACATCGTCGGGCCGATCAAGGAGGCTTTGAAATCTGGCGAGTTCAGTTGGCAGACCTTCGCCAGTGCCGTCTCAAACATCGCCCAGAACCTCGCCAACCGGCTTATTGAGGCGGCCTTCAAGCCGATTGAGAACGCCCTGATGCGGGCCTTCTCGGGCATGGGTGGCGGTGGCGGGTTCTTTGCCAGCCTCTTCGGCTTCGCGCGCGGTGGCGTTTTCGCCGGGGGTCAGGAACTGACGGCCTTTGCCCGCGGGGGCGTCGTGAACCGGCCGACGGTGTTTCCGTTCTCGCGGGGCATCGGGTTGATGGGTGAGGCTGGGCCCGAGGCGATCCTGCCGCTGCGCCGCGGGCGTGACGGGCGGCTCGGGGTGGAGATGAACGGCGCCGGAGCGCCGCAACCCGCGCAGGACATGTCGACCCGCATCATCAACGTCCTCGACCCGTCCGTGGTCGGCGACTATCTCGCCACAGCCTCAGGCGAGCGGGCCATCCTGAATGTCATCCGGCGCAATCGGAGTGCATTGAATGCCTGGTGCTGTAGGCATGCTGCCTCTCTGGTCCTTCCCGGCGGCGCAGGAAATCACCGAGGTGATGGAATGGCGCACTGATGTGCTGCAGGCGAAGCTGGGTGAACAGCGCATCGCACTCCGGCCCCGCCCGCGCGAGATCGCGACCTTTCGCCATCGTCTGGATGCGCTTGGGATGGCTCGGGCTGCGGAGCTGGCTCGGGCAGGATTTGCAAGCGACTGGCTTGTACCGCTCTGGCATCTAGCGCTGCAGCCGGACGCCGATCTGGAACAGGGCGCGAGTGTGGTCATGCTCGACACGGGCGTGTCAGATTTCCGCAGCGGCGGTCTGGCCGCGATCGCGGTCGATGGTGGCGCTGCGGTGCAGGTGGCCATCACCAGCGTTCAGCCCGATCGGTTGATCCTGGCTGACCCGCTGGTTCTTCATCTGCCCAGCCCAACTGTGGCTGCGCGGCGGATCACGGTCGCACTAATCCGCGCGGGCGTGCTGACCTCAGCGGTCGAGATCGTGCGCCGCAGGCAGGGCGATGGCACGGTCACGGCAAGCTTCATGCTACACAATGCGCCAGACATCACTGCGCCGGTTCTGCCGACCTACCTCGGCCGCCCGGTCCAAACCGATCCAAGCCTTGTGCGCCGCTCGCTCACCGCCAGCCTGCGCCGCGCGGTCGAATATGTCGACAATGGCTTTGGGCCGGTGGTGGCTGAGCCGATGCGCGATGTGTTTGAACGCAGTGAGACAATCTCGCTGAAGGCGCAAGGTCTGAGCGCGCGTCACGCCCTGCGCCGCTGGCTCTGGTCGCTCCGCGGGCGGCAAGCCAGCTTCTGGCTGCCAACTTGGGGGCGCGAGTTGCAGCTACGCGCGGCCATGACATCGGGCTCGGTGCTGATGCGCGTGGCACCGGTCGCATCCATCGCGGCCTATGTCGGCCGCCCGATCATGCTGGAGATGCCCGGCGCGCTGCGCTTCCGCACGATCACCGCCGCCATCGTCGAAGGGGCGGATCATCGACTAACACTGTCCTCGAACCTTGGCGAGCCGGTCCCACTTACAACCAAAGTGCATTTCTTGACCACGATGCGCGCGGATGCCGACCGCGTCGAGATCCTGCACGGGGCCGTTTCAAGCGAGGTAACACTGCCTGTCATCGAGGTTCTTGTATGACCTACGCCAGCATCGAGTCCTCTAGCGCCGAGGGCCGACCCTATTACCTCTACCAGTTCGTCGAAGGCGATCAGATTTGGCGGTTCACCAGTCGCGCAATGGCATGGACCAGCGCAGGCAGCGGTGGGACCGAAATCACTTGGGAGCCCGCCGCCGTGGCGCATGGCGATGTGGTGCAAACGAGTGAGATCGAGCGCGGGCGGCTGGAACTGACATGGCCACTCTCACATCCCTTTGCGCGTCGTTTCCTTGCGCCCTTGGGCAATTCGCCTGTCACGCTAACCATCTTTCGCGGCCACGAGCAGGTGCTGGGCGAGACGGTGGCGCATTGGAAAGGTCGCGTGGTGGGCGCCGAAGTTGAAGGGCAGCGTATTCTGCTGCAAGCCGAGTCGATCTTCAGCACGCTGCGCCGCGCGGGCGTGCGGGCGAAATACCAGCGGCTCTGCCGCCATGCACTCTATGGGCGGGGTTGCGGACTCGACATCGCGCTTTCCTGGCTGACCGGCACAGTGACAGCCACTGCACATGGCGGATCGACGGTGACAATCCCAGATGCTGCCAATGCACCGAAGGGCTGGTATCGCGGCGGGGTGCTCAGGTTCGGACCGCAACTCGGGTTCATCACCGGCCATGCCGGGGCCACCCTCACGCTGTCGCGCCCGATGCCGGAACTGGCCGCAGCGCTCGCCATGCCGGACCTCGACCCGGATACGGGCGACCCGCTCCCGGTCCTCGCCGATATCGCCCCGGGTTGCGATCTGCGCGCCGATACATGTGCGGCCAAGTTCGGCAATCTTGAGAACTTCGGGGGCTTCCCTGAAATCCCCGGCCGCAACCCCTTCGGCGGCGGCTCCATCGTCTGACGCGCCCACGCAGCGCCAACCCACAAACGGCATGTCCCCATGGTCTGGAACTTCATCGCACAGCTCGTTCTCGGGCTGGTGCTCTCGGCGATTTCCTATGCGCTGAGCCCGCGCCCCAAGGTCGAGAAGCCCCTCGCTGCGGGGCTTGATGATTTCAGCCTGCCCACGGCCGAGGAAGGCCGCCCAATCCCGGTCATCTTTGGCACCGTGCTGATCACCGGACCCAACGTGGTCTGGGCGGGGGATCTGAAAGTGGACCCGATCAAGAAGAAAGGCGGCAAGAAGTGACGCGCGTGACAATCCATGACCTCCGCGATGCCCGCTATTGCCTCGCCGGTGTGCGGCCATGGTTCCGCCGTCATGGGTTGGACTGGCAGGATTTTCTGACCCACGGGATAGACGCTGATCGCTTGCGCGCCACCAATGACGCACTGGTGGAACCAGTAATTCAGGTCGCCAAAACGCGCGCCGCAACGATGGAGGCCAGCGATGGGCGGGCGTAGCAAGGCGCAGACGGTCGGCTTTCGCTATTCGCTCGGCATGCATATGGCCCTGTGCCATGGGCCGATCGATGCCATCCGGGAGATCCTTGTCGACCGCCGCATAGCCTGGTCAGTCACCACAGGCAGCGGTGTCTCGGGCGGGGGCGCAGCAGTCGAAGTGCGCATCGGCACGATTTCGGGCATGGCCGCAACCGCCGCGCTGGCCGGTGACACGGGGGCCACGATCACCTTTCCCGGGACGCGTGCTGGGGTGCGGATCGGCCGGGACTACCGCTTGCGGCTCGCGAATGGCACAAGCCAAAGCATTACGCTGAAGGGTGTTTCGTTCAATGCCACCAGCAATGTCACCTCCTGGTCCGTCCTCCCCGAAGGCCTGAGCTTCCCGGCGCAGTCGGTCGAGGTGTTTGAGGCAACGACTGCCGCCAGCAATGCCGGTGCGGGTGGCGGGCGCATTCGGATCGACAAGCCCGACCTCTTTGGCGGAGAAAGCCGCGAGGGTGGGATCGTTGGCAATGTAGATGTGTTGATGGGCGGGCCAGGCCAGGGGCAGAACGACTATCTGGCCGCACGCGTAAACGGGGATGTGCCAGCCTATCGTGGGATCTGCAGCCTTGTGCTGCGGCAGGTGTACCTCGGCATCAATCCCTATCTGAAGCCATGGGCTGTCCGCGTGACGCGGGTGCTGACCGGCGAGGCCGGTGCGGCGCAATGGTATCCGGACAAGGCCCCCATCGTGCCTGAGGCCAATATCTCGGATGCGGCGATCTACGTAGCACTTGATGTCTCGGGCTCTATGTCGGGCACCCGCATGGCAGCGCAAAAGGCGGGCGTCGCAGCGCTGATCCGCGAGATCGCGGCAGGTGTCGATCCTGACCGGCCCAATGACATCCGCATCGTGCTGTGGAATGCGGGCGTCGCAGGCGCGATCGAACGGCGCGACATGGACCCAGACGATTATGCCGCGCTCGAGGCCTGGATGCTGGCGCTGTCGAACAGCACTTCCGGAGGCACCAGCTTCAACGCAGCCTTTTCGCAAGCGGCGACCTTTTTTGCCGGTGGCGGGTCCAAGCGCAGAATCGTCATCTTTGTAACAGATGGTGAGCCATCGCCGGTCTCTTCGGTTGATGCAGCAGTCGCCACCATCGCCACCCTGCCGCCGGCCGACATTTTTGGCTTCAACATCGCGCTGGCCAACACGACCTATACCGTGCGCATCGACAATACGCCCGTAGACGGCGTGCCGGTGATTCCACCTGGTAACCCGCAGGCGCTGGTGGCCTCCCTGCGCGGGGCCTTCGGCAACGGGCCTGACATGAACCCGGCCCATATCATCCGCGAATGTCTTACCAACCGCGACTGGGGTCTGGGCTATTCAACGGTCGAGATCGGGGCGAGTTTTACGGCTGCCGCGGATACGCTTTACACCGAGGGCTTCGGCCTCTCGCTGATCTGGCAGCAGGACAGCTCCATCGAGGAGTTCATTGGCAGCATCCTTGATCATATCGATGCCACGCTCTTCATCGACCGGCGCACCGGGCTCTGGGAGCTCAAGCTGATACGGGCAGATTATGTGGCAGCAAACCTGCCACTCTTTGATGAAGCAAATGTCGTGGACTGGGGCCGCCTCGGGCGGCGCGCGCCCTCCGATCTGATCAACAGCGTCACCGTGCGGTTCACCGATGCCTGGACCGACGATGTTGGCGCTGTCAGCGTCACTGACACCGCACGGGTGCAGGCGATGGGCGAGGTCATCGCGACCACGCTCGATTATCCCGGCATCCGCTACCAGGGGCTGGCAATCCGCGTGGCCGAGCGCGACCTGCGCGCCCTTTCGGTTCCGCTGCTGTCAGGTGAGATCGTGGTGAACCGGCAAGGCGCGGACCTCGGGCCTGGCGATGTGATCCGGCTGCGGTCAGGTCGGCTGGGACTCAATGACGTAGTCATGCGCATCTCCGAGATCGGTCAGGGCGACGGTCGCGACAACGGCATCCGGCTGAAGCTCGCTGAGGATGTGTTTGCGATGGGTGCCACCGCCATTGCTGGCGGGCGCATGCCAACCGGCACTGGAGTCGCCGCACCGCCACGGGCGCTGACGCGCCGCATGGTCATCGAGCCCCCATACTGGCTGTTGGTTCGCGAGTTGGGTCACTCTGAGGCTGACCGCATTCTTGCGGAGGATCCGGACGCGGGCGCGCTGGTCGCCACTGGCGAACGACCCAGCGCCGACGCGCTGGCGGCCGAGCTCTGGATCGATCCCGGCACCGGCCCTGCGCAGGAAAGCGTGGTCGCCTTCGCGCCAACGGCGCTACTGGCGGCAGACGTGTCCGACGATCCGGAGGCGCGCGTCATCCCGGTCACCAGCTGGCGCGACATCGGTGAGGTCGGGATCGGTACGCTGGCCAGCATCGATGGCGAACTGGTTCGCATCGACGGTATCACTTCCACGGCCATCACCGTGGGCCGGGGTTGCCTCGACACAGTGCCGCGCGTCCATACGGCGGGAACTCCGGTGATCTTCTTTGACGACGGTGCGCGGATAACTGAAGAAAGCTGGGCGGCGGGAGAAACACTTGCAGTGCGATTGCTGCCAGAGACCGGGCGTGGCACGCTGGCCTTTGCGCTGGCCCCGGAAGACAGCGTGATGCTGAACAGGCGGGCCGTCCGCCCCCTGCCGCCCGGGCGGGTGCAGGCCAACGGCAGCTACGCGCCGGATGTCGATGCGCTGATCGCAGATGATCTCGTCCTCACCTGGACCCATCGCGACCGCCTGACGCAGACCAGCCCGGTCATCGTCGATCATACGGGTGGCTCCGTTGGGCCTGAGCCGGGCGTCGGCTATGCAATAGAGGTGCGCTGGGTCGATCCGGATACGGGTGTGGCCGTGATGCCGCCCGGCATCGTCATCGACGCTGGCATAGGGACGAACTGGACGCTGACGCCCGAGGACATCCCCGAGAGTGGCGCGCCGGACCGCACCGCCGAGATCGATATTGCCGTCCGGTCGCGCCGGCTGGTCGGAGGCACATGGCTCACCGACCGGGAAGCCCGCCGGTACCAGCTGACCGCACCCTTCGCCGCCGGTTGGGATCGTGGCTGGGGCTTTCTCTGGGGCAGCTGACCGCGATGACAACCAGCATCACCACCACCTTAACAACGACAAGTGAGACCAAGCATGCCTGAACGGATCATGCCGGGACTGGGGCTGCGCGCCTTCTATGACCCCGGCCAGCGTAACTGGGGCACCAGCCTCAGCGAAGACCTGCGTCGCCTCTCGGCACTGGTTCAGGCGCGCGCCACATCGCGGACCGCCCCATTGCCTGCCACCGGCACTGCGGGCCAGATCGCCATTGTGCCCGCCACGGCAGGTGCCAATGCCAATGCGTTGGCGCTATGGGACCAATCGCCAGCCGGTGCCCCGGCATGGGTCTACCTCACCCCCGAGGAGGGCTGGCAGATCTGGATCGCCGACGAGGCGCAGCATGTGCGGTTCACCGGAGGGGCTTGGGTCGAGGTGCCCCGGCCCGGGGTGGTGCGGATCCGGACGCTGACGGCCACCAGTCACACACTCGAACCCATCGATCTGGGCAGCATCCTCGAGACGACCGGTTCGTCTGCCGTCACGGTGACGATCCCGCCCGAGGCATCGGCACCTTTCGAGATCGGCACGCTGATCAACGTGACGCAAGTTGGCGCCGGCATAGCCACTGTCGCGGCGGCACCGGGCGTCTCGCTCAATGGCGTGACCGGCGGCTCCGTCGCGCTCGATGGCCAATGGTCGGGCGCAGCACTCGTGAAGCGCGGGGCCGAGGCCTGGGTCATCCAGGGCGCGTTGGCGGGAGCCGTGACGTGAGCCTTTTCATGATGCGCGCTGCGATCCTGGCGCAAGGCGGAGATACAGCGCCGCCCGTCGACATCGGCGCTGTCTGGCAACTCGACACAACCCGTCGCCCTCCGGGCTACACGCTGTCGGATGGCAACCAGACCGCCGTGAATACCTCGGGCGGGATCAACTATCAGCGCTGGGTACCCACCGCGAAGGCGATCCTGCCCTCGGACGGACGACGTTACTGGGAGGTGCTCTGCGCGGCCAGCGGGGCCGCCAGCTTCGACGGGTATATGGGCGTCGTCTCGGCCGCGCAGCGCGAGGAGTTCAACGTTGGCAACAACCCGATCACGCTGGGCTCAATCGGCTATCGCGGCAACGGATCACTTTGGTCTTCAGACACCTCCACCGCCTCCCAGCGCATCACCGGCCTGCCAACCTATGGCGCAGGCGATGTGCTGATGTTCGTGCTAGACCCCGCCGCCGCCAGTCTCTGGGTCGGCAAGAACGGCATCTGGCGCGACGATCCGGTGAGCGTGGCCCCAACTTGGACCGCTGGTGGCAGCGCTGCCTTCTACCCACAGATCCAGGGACGCAATCCCGGCGACGGCGGCACCCTGCGCTCGCAGCCCTCGCAGTTCAGCTATCCAGTCCCGCCCGGCGTGCGCGCGCTTGGCTTTGAGGAACCCGACCTACGCATCTTTGAAGCCCATGCCTTCATCGAGTTCGCCTGGGACAAAGACCTGACCATTGGGGCTGCCGATCTCTGGATCGACATGGGTGGCGATACCCGCCTGACCACCTCTGTCGCATCAATCTTTATCGAGCATGGCGGCAGCAGCTTGCTCACCGCTGCGCATGCAACCATCTATATCGAAGTGGAACTGTCATGACACACATCCTGCATCTGGGCCATCAGCCCACGGATATTTCCGGCATCTCGGGCTATCTCAGCACAGTCTCGGCAGGGTTTGACGCAACCCTGGACGTCAATGCGTTGCGTTTTACGGGCGCGCGGAACGTCTATGCACCATTCAGGATCACACATGCTCCACCGACGGGCGATCTGTGGCTGGGCTTTCGTTATGTGCCGCCCAGCGGAGATGCGCATACCATCACTGAATCCGGTGCGACCTTCCTGGACTTCTTCAGCGCCAGCAATGTTCTACTTGCCCGGGTCCGACCGCTGAGCAGCACCAACCGCTATCATGCCGAAGCCCATGGTGACACGACTGAGCAGGGATCATCGAGCTACTTTGCCACCAGCGGCCAACCGCAATGGGTCGATGTCCGGCTGGCGGTGGATACCGACATCACCATCGAATTTTTCGTCGACGGTGTGCTGCAGAGCACGGCCACGGCGGCCAACACCGGTGGCAAAGGCAAGCCGGCGCATCTGGTATTTGGGAATGGCGGATTGCACGGCACGTTTTCCAATCATGCCTGGTATTATGCCCATATCGCGCTCCTCGACGGTGTTTCCACCATTGGACGCCGCTTCGTCCGCCGTGTTCCTAATACTGTGGCGAGCTACAACGAGCTAATCGGCAGCGTCGATGCGCTCAAGGATGGCAATCTTGCATCCCGCGTTGCCAGCACACTTCCGGGCCAGCGTCTCTCCTTTTCCCTAAGCGGCCCCACCGGACCGGCAGCCATCTCGGCCGTAGCAGGCGTGCATCTCAAGCAGATCGCACAGGCGGGAACCGATGGGCCGCAAGCGACGGCAGGGTTCCTGCGCATGGGAGGCGTTAACCATGATGCGGTGGCTGTGACGGTGCCCATCATCGCTCCAGCGTCGGTATATTCGACGTGGGCGCTCAATCCCGTCGATAACAGCCCATGGAGCGATCTGACCCTACCCACGGAAGCCGGGATCCTGTCCGTATGAGCCCGCGCCGCTCCGGGCAGGGCCATGTCCGCATGCCAGACGCCGAGTTCGAAGAACTGTTGGCTCGTGCGGCCGAGGAAGGCGCGAAACGCGCGCTGGCCGATGTTGGGCTCGATGGTAGCGAGGCCGCGCTCGACATCCGTGATTTGCGCAGCCTGCTGGCCTCGATCCGGTTTGTGCGCCGCACCGCCGTGCAGACCACGGTGCATATCATTACTACCGGCGTGATCTTGGCACTGCTTGCCGGGATTGCGCTGAAGCTGAAGGTGTTCGGCCAGGGCGGCTGAGCGCCAACCGGGTCGGCCCGCGACCTAACCCAATCACCTAAAACCACGCCAACCCGCAGTCCAGTCACTGCTGCGGGCTAAACTCGTCGTCCCTTTGCAAAGGAAATCTCTCATGTCTGACGCCATCCGCACTTTCCGTCATTTCCGCGAAGTCCCCAATACTCTGTGGCGCTGGCCCAACTTCAGCCCCGCCGAGATTGCCTGCCGAGGTACCGGCCAGTTGAAGCTGCACCCCGACGCCCTCGACAAACTGCAAGCGCTGCGCATCCGGCTGGGCAAGCCGTTGATCATCCGCTCCGCCTATCGCAGCCCCGAGCACAATCGCGCGGTTGGCGGAGCCAAGGCGTCGAAACACATGGACGGCACGGCCTTTGACATCGCGATGTCGAACCACGATCCGGTGAAATTCGCGGAAGCCGCCCGTGCTGTGGGTTTCCTAGGCTTCGGCACTTATCCGCGCTCTGGCTTCATGCATATCGATCTGGGCCCAGCCCGCGCGTGGGGCGAACCGTTTCCCGTCCGTACAGTGCCCTTTGCTATGGAGACGCCGCTTGCGCGGGAGGTTATGGCGCAAAGCAGAACGCTGAAAGGCACCGGGGCAGCCGGGGTCGCGACTGTCGGTGCTGCTGGTGTCGAGATTGCGCAGGAAATTCTGGCTGAGGCACAAGGTGCAGTTTTGCCGCTGATCCCGCACCTGGACACCCTGCGCTGGCTCTTCATTGCGTTGGCACTCGGTGGCATCGCAGTGGCGGTCTGGGCCCGGGTAGATGATTGGAAGAAAGGCTTGCGCTGA